CTTCCTTTTCAATGTGCTACAGGTCCTTCCCATACCACCAAAATTATTACACAAGTATTTAGCGGATTGAGAAGAATCCAGTATATATTCAAGAGAAAAGGGCGAATTTCTCCGCCCCTTTCAATGCTACCTAATGGTATCTATTATGATAATGTTGCGTTACCAACAATACCTACGCCGTAAGCATCAAAGATTTCTTTAACGCCATATGCCATAGAACCTACGATTTCTGTAGATCTTTTAGAAGCATCACGCTGTTCTTCAATTCTCATTGCTCTTTTTAGAACATAACCTAATGCGTCTGCTGACATTGCCGCACCGTAGAAGTTGCCTGTGCCTGATACTGAGTCACCAGCGTCTGCTGATACCACAGTTGATTCAAACACATCTATGCCCGCCACTCTCGCGACAAATCCATCCAATAATGCATGATTACCAATGTTTGATAAGTCAGTTACAGGAGTATTGCCTGCTTGTGTTAGTTGCTTCTTAAGTGTGAATGCTTGGTATGGGTGTAACACACAAACATATGGTCCAGGTGCTTGGTTTGCTCTTAGTGTTGCCGCCGCTTTGAACATTGTTTCTACTGTAATGTCATCGCCTGCCGCTCCAACTGATTGTGAGAAACCTGGGAATAAAGCGGCCAAGTCTGTGTCCACTTTTTTCGCCATAGCGTCACCAATCTGTCTACCAATTGCCGCCGCAACATCAGTTGTAGCAGACTCTCTTGATAAGTCAGTTAGGTTTACGAATGTGCCAATCTCTGAACAAACGATTTCAACACTTGAAGTGTCAAAACTTGCAGGACCAGCCGTGTCTAAGTCTACATTTTCTGCAACGCCTGTCGCAGTTAATGCAGGGTAAATTGGCACTTGTGCTGTTAGGCCTGGTGTGCCAGTCATGTCGTAGTTACGAACAAGCGGACGGATCACAGTTTGTTCTGAAAGTGTGAATAATGCCGCTTGAACTACATTAGCGTATAACTCTTGTGTAAGAGTTGAAGTTGTAATTGCCATTGTTGTTCTCCTTGTTTAATAGCAGTTAGATACGAACACCTTTTGCTCTCATAATCTCCGCATATTGTTTGCGATGATTAGGATTGTTCATATCAAGTTTTGTAACATCTGTATCTACCACATTTGTCTGCCTGCCTACTCCTTGTCCTGTGCCTGAACCTGTTGGTCCTGCACTTACAAAGTGTGGGTTTGCAGTAAGGAACTCATTTACCAGGGCGGATACTTTTAATGGCGAACCATTTTCATCGTATCTTACCTGTCCATTTGCATCAACAACATCAACAGTGCCTGCTTCATTTAACTTAACTTGGCCTTTAAGTAGTTGCACCACTTGTTGTGGATTAACTGCCTTATTAGCACTTGCTTCGTTAAGCAATGCACCATCTACCTTAATGGAAGTTAGTTCTGTTTGATATTGATTGATTTTACCAGTGAATTTCTCCGCCTGTTCTTTCAACAATTTTTCAAACTCACCACGCTTTTCCATTTCTTGTTGGCGTGCTTGTTCTTGTTTTTCAACAAGGTCATTATAAAGATCCAAATCAACGCCTGAATATTTCTTTTCAAACTTTGCTTTTTCTCTTGCTACCCTTTCTGCTACAATGCGATTTACATCGTCTTGTGACAGTAAGTTGTCTTGTTCCTTAGTCTGTGTTTCTGTTACCTGCTTTTCACCATCAGTTACATTAGGTTGAACCGCAGTAGGTTCAGTTTCTTTTACCGCTGTGTTTTCCGCGTTCATATTATATCCTCTTCAATTGGTTGAGTTCTACCACCTACCCTCTAATAGTAGTATGTGTATATTTATGCCTCCCAAGCACAAAACCGTTTTATTTGCGGCGTTTACCGCCTCTTGTATTCTTTTTCTTTTTCTTTTTACCGCCACGCATTGCCATGGTTTGCCCTCCTAAGGTTAATTTAAAGGAACGCTTTCTTGTTTTTTCGCCAATCAATCCACTAATGCTATTAGTTGTCGTCAGCATAACCCTCACGCTCCCAACTTGGATGAACACGATATTTGTATTCGCGTTTCTGTTCCAATATCTCTCTCCTACGCTTCTTGCATAGGTGGTGTAATTCAAGCAGATATTTCCTTGCTCTTACACCTGCGGCCATATTCTTTTTTGCGTTTAGTTCATTTACTTCTTCAAAGTAAAGACGCATAATGTCCCGCATATACTGTTCTGTAGGTTCGTCTTCTACCCAGTTTCTATCTGGAAATAGTTTACCCATTACTCACCTTCTTGTAAAAGTGCCTGTTTTTCATTCTGAATATCTTGATTTGTTAATTCAGGATGTAATTGTAAAATTTGTGCATCAGTATAACCTTCCATAATCATTTCTCTTATGTGTGGTCCTTTTGAAACTGCATCAAGAGTAGGATGTTCCATTTCTTCTTCTTCCATGTCTTCCATATACTCTTCTGTGATAGTTTCATAGATGCGTTTGTCAATTTCTCTTGTGATTCTTGGATCAGTAATGTTTGCTTCTTTGGCCATCTTTAACATAGCAATATCATTTGCTTTGTCTTGGATTGAGAAACTTCTTGGATATTCAACTTCACCATCCCATACTTTACCTTGATACATTGCCCATAGTCTCCAAATTTGTTCTTCTGCGTGTTCAAGACTCATTGCAAATCCACTTAATTTACTATTAAGTGTTTGAAATTCTGAAGTAAGTGCTACGCCTGATAATCTGCGACTTTCAATTGAGCGGATACCTGCCAATGATGCACTTCTATCAATTGATTCAACTTTCTTTTCAATTGCTTGTAGAACTGCTTCAATACTTGCACCATCTGGTTGCAGTAGGTAAGGTTTTAGTGCGCCATCCAGGCCTTGTGGCATTTGAATGATAGATCCTGCTCCTGCACTTGCTTCTGTGTCTACGGTTTTAACGAGACTTGGATGATTGGTTAAACGGATAATTTGTTCAATCTCAGAAGTCATCTCATAGATTTCTTTCTGGATATCCGCAATATCGCCTATGGCACTTATACCAACACCTCTTATGTTAGAGCGTTGTGAATATACACATACAGCAGGAACCTTGCCTAAAGTGTTTGGCATAGTTTCAATTAGGTCACCTGTTTTTTCTTCACCATTAATCATATACACATTGATTTCAGTTGGTGTGTATTCACGAATGTATTGATTGTTTTCTACAATCTCTTCTTTGACTTTTAGATATGTTAATTCATACAAACCATTTATTTGTCTTGAATAAGTCCAGTCTAAAACATTGTCTGGTGTAAACAAACTAACATAAGGTCTAATACCCTGTCTTAATTCGTCTGCTCTTGTGTTTGATATAGTTGCTGGTTTGTCAACAATGACCCAGCAGTTGCCATATACCATTGCATATGTAGACACATCTCTTAGGAATGCAAGGAAACTTCTTCCATCAAGGTCTGCGTCTTTTAAGAATGGTTTTAGACCAGGTTCATTATCTACTGATCCATAATCTCTTTTAATTTCTTTTCTAAATAAGAAACTGTTGTATAAGTCTGTGATTGATTTAACATGATTGTCTAATCCTACTTGTCTTAGACGCTTTTCATAATCATCTCTTGACTCATAATAATATGGTTCTAAATATCTTCCCATAAAGTAGTCGTAACCACCTTGGTAAGAATCATTTAGAAATGTCCATCTGTTAATATAATATTTGTAGGCATCATGTGCTTCTACAATATAGTCAACAGCAAATTTGCTGTCTCCTTTTATTACTCTGTCTCTAATTACGGGCATTAGTTCCAACTCCTTGCATTATTGTTACCTGAGAATGCCCATCTTTCTGGTTGTGCTTTCGCATACTCAGTTCTTAATGGATATAAGAAATCAACCAAATATCCAACAGCATCTGACATATGATCATGCTCTCCATCTTTCTCAATGATGGATGTTCCTGGTTTGTAGACCAATCTTTCAAGACTGTTTATGACTTGTTTACATTTAGGATCTACAAACAGTGTAGAAACGCCTTTTGCATTCTTTAATTTAGAATTCACAGCGTTTACTCTGTCCCTGATGGGTGTGTGATTGTTTCTCACATTCACACGAAAACCTGCATTTTGTAGTATTGAGATATCTGTGCGTCCACCTGCTGAGGTCTTTCTTTGTCTACCTGCAGGATCTGGATACATAATAATTCTTGAATTTGGATATCGTCTTTTGATTTCGTCGCATACTTCGTCAGTGTTTGATCCATTCATAACAATTTCATCTACGATGTATATAACATTATTTTCTATAACAGAAATACAAACTGACATAGGATCCACATTGAAATCAATTCCACAATGTATTTCTGTTATATCCTTACCACGGCAAGGCATAACAGTTTTTGTTCTATCAAAATTATAATATACTACACCTGAATAAGTGTTAAATGTAGCGAGGTATTCTTGTTCAAAAGTTTTTTCATCCATGTCTCGCTTTGCTTCTTCAATTTCTGTTTCAGGCACATTGCCACCATCCAGTGTTGTGTAAGTATGAGCACCCCAACCATCAGTTGTTTGGGCCATTGTAAACATTTCATGACTAAACGAACCAACTCCTCTTGGAGTTCCTGTGAACAGTGCATGACCACCTTTGTCAGATAGTGTAGGTCTTAAAACTTCTGTCCAAGTTCTTTTATCAATGTCTTGGAATTCATCCAAGATGATAAAGTTTAGTCCACGCCCCCTTAGTGAATCAGGGTTGTCAGCGCCTTTCAAATGAATAACTGACCCATTCTTTAATCTCAATTTAAGTTCTGCTTCGTTGCTTTGTTCAATCCAACGCAGTTCTTTTAATTTGCCCTTTAAGGCGTCCCAAACTATGCCTTTTGACATTCTATAACTTGGGGACACATACCAAACTTCTTGATCTGGTTTACTTGCAAATCTTGCCAATTCACGCATTGCCACATGAGTCTTGCCAAATCGTCTGCCTGTTACGGCAACACGAAAACGATTTTCATCGTTGCAAATTACTTGTTGTGGATTGCTTAATGGCACTATTTGTCCTCCACTAACAAATCAAATCCTGCATTGACACCAGTTGTTGCACCTGCGAGTGCTCTAACTTCAATGTCTGATTTTTCATTGATAATGATTGGTAATTTATAATCTCTAATAACAGGTGGTCCTGATGTTCCTAATTGGTCCTTGACATTAAATGCACCACCAAATGGACGAACCATAATTCTACCTATAGTTTCTTTTGCTTTTTCTTCACCAAAGTTAAAATTAACAAGGTATGCAAATTTGCCTGCTGGCACCGTATAAACTGCCATTAGTGTTTGTCCTGCACCTGCTGTAATCTTAGCGGCAGTGACTGCACCAATGTTAAAATCAATTACATCGTCATTGGTTCCTTGTGAACCTGCTGTTGCAACAAAGGCACGGTATAATCTAATATATTGATTTGCACTTCTACCTTCAACACCAGCACTGTCTGGATTGTCTAATGTAATTGTTTCTGATTGAAAATTGTAATCTGCATCAAGTCCTTCAATGGTTACTGAATTAGCACCTGTGCCACCTGATACATCATTAGTGCCATCTGCACATACTACATCAACATAGTCTGCGGCACTTGGATATACATAGTTGCCACTACCATCCCAGATAGTTTCAAATGTAGCACCTACACTTGCTTTGAATCCAAATTTGTTTACAGCACTCAGTCCTTGAAAGTTGCCTCTTCTTACACCAATACCATAATCAATACTGATGTTACTTGGTGCGTCTGTAATTTTAAGATTTCCTCTTGCCATATTAGTCCTCCCACGGCAACGGCATTTTATTGCTGTTGTCTTCTGGTGCATCTTTCATGCCCAGGTATTGTTTTGATAAGAAAATTTGAACTCGTGTATCACCGTTCATTGCTTTTTCCCACATTGCACGGCGTAGACTTTTCTTACCTGCTTGTTTGCCTTGGTCAAGCAGTTTGCTAAATCTTTTTCTTAATAGGCCAACACCAATACCTACTACTTCTGCAATTTCTTCATCACTGCATTGTATACAGGCAAGTTTGTAAACCATATCTCTATCAATGGTTTTGTGCTTTGGTGCACCTGTGTTTTTGTTTTGTTCTTCGCTCATTATACTTGTCTCTCTACAACCTTGATTCTAAAGTTTCTTGAATCCTTTAGGCCATTTGTTGTGTCAATTTTATATTCTAAGTTATAAATGTTGCCTGCTGTGCCGCCTGAAATTGTTGCTGTTACGAGATAATCTGTGTTAGTGCTGGAATCTACTACTAAGGGTGATGAGTCGCCTGAAATTGTTTCTGCCGTTACAGCAATGGTTGAAATTGTATCACTGTCTGGCATCCAATTTGTAAAATCTAAGGTATAATCTAAAACAGCATATGGATCTTTTTCAATATAAGTTCCTACTCTGTCTTCTTTAAATCCTGTTAATGATGGCATATCTTATGTCCTTGTGTCCAAAGGTCCTGCCTCATCTACGAGGGTAAGATTTTGGACCGTTAGTTTGCGTGTCTCACTCTTAATCTGCAGACCCCTGCTTTCTTGTTCTATATTATTTAACCTATTCTCACTTTTTACTACAAAATTGCGGTGTTCTGCTTCAATTACGAGCGTTCTTGACTCAGATCCTACAGTTTTAACTCTATAAGGATCAATAATGTATATGGTTAAGGCACTTACTACTGTGTTGAATGCTTGTAAGTCTGCACTACCACTTGCAATAAATCCACCTAATGCACTTACACTTGCTTCACTGCTTAGAGTTGCACTACTTCTTGCTGTTTTAACTGCACTTGTTGAAACAGTTGCATTGCTTGTTAGAGTTGCTTCACCTTCAATTGATGTTCTGGCAAAGAATCCATAAGCACTTGAAAGTGTTGCTTCACCAAACAATACTACTTCTGCAGTTGCTGACAATGTGCCTGAACTTGCTTGTAAAACAATACCGCCTCTTGTTCTTTCAGCAGTTACATCTATTGTTGCAAGACTGTTAATTGAAAGTGTGCCTGCTCTTGTGCGTTCTGCACTTGCTGTCAATGTTCCTGCACTTGCTTTTAGAACAGTCCCCGCTCTTGTGCGTTCTGCTGTCGCAGTTAGGGATGCCGCGGTGTTGACTGTTGTAGTGCCTGTTCTTATTCTATCTGCACTTGCATCTAAATCATTAAATGCCGCTTGTAAACTTGCACCACCTAATGTTGCGTTTGCTAATGCACTAATATTGAAATTACTGCTTAAGGTTGCGACAAATTGTTTAACTTTTATAGCACTTACTGAGAAACTATCCCAATATGTTTGTGCAGGATTGTTCCAAGTATTCATTTCCTCCCATGGAGTTGAACCCATGTTAGTTTTTAGTGTTGCACTACCTTGAATAATTTCATTTGCCGCAACACTCAAAGAAGTTACAGCATTCATATCAACACTTGGTGAAACAATAGCACCAGCACTTATGTTGAATGCTAATGCACCATCAAGACTTGCTATACCACCTGCAATTCTGTCGCCATCTATTTGTGTTGATATTGCACTTGATACACTTGCACTAAATGGTTTGATTATACCACCAAATATAGAAACTGTTGCTTGACTGTTTAGACTGCTTGTGCCTGCAAATATTTGATTTGCAGTTGTTGTTAAATTAAATTGACTTGATAATGTAGCAGAAGATCCTTGCGTTCTTTCACCAACACTTAATTGACTTGCAAATGCTGTTAAAGTTGCTGTTGCATTTTTAACCTGTGTAGAAGATGCTGTTAAATTAAATGCACTTGATAATGTTGCCACTGTAGGTGGAGTTGAATCATCATCAAATCCTGTATCAAAATGTAATAAAATTACAGTGTCTGTTGTGTTTTCAAATGCACCTGTTGGAACAGTAATTGAAGTATCAGTTACATCATTTAATAATCCTTTTGTAATGTGTAATTCATCAAGATATTGATCTGGAACAGCACCTGAATTACTAAACTGACCATAACCTATTTTAAGTGGTTCTTCACCTAAATCATTTAACTGATTAGAACTTACTGTGCCTGTGTTTGTTCTTGTTCCATTAACATAAGCAGAAACAGAAGTGCCATCTTTTACAAGTCTAAAATGGTTCCAACTACCTAAACTTAATCTTTCTGCAGGATCATTTGCAAAAATAATAGTTTGTGTTGTGCCAACAGTGTCTTTCTGTTGATATTGAAATCTATATTCTATAGTTTGATCAGGTTGTCCAAAATTGATTATTTGTGGACTCCAGGATATTTTCCAACTTAGATCAGTGTTACCTGCACTGTCAATTTGTTGGTCATTGTTATACCAACCAAATGCAAATTGATTATCATCTGCAAGTGGGGCATCATTAGGTCCTGCATAAAACCAAAAATCAACTGACTTCCATAAACGATAATCTTCCTGGTATGAATATTCAAGTTTACTTGGTTCATATTGATTTGCACTATCTCCAATATATTGACCTGCACTATCTGTCAACCATTCATGTAAATGTAAACTACCTGCACCCCATTTTTTGTTTGCAGTGCTGATATCAATTGTTCTGTCAAATTCAAACAGTGTTGCGGTTATTGTTCTTGCCGCTTGTGTAAGGTCACCTGACAGAGCAAAGTTACTTGATAAGGTTGCTGTTGCTGTTGATTTTTGTATGCCACCCAAGGCACTTAGACTACCTGTTATAGAAAGTGTGGCAATGCCACCTTTGAGTGGTGTTGATGCACTTACAACACTGTTGAATGCATCAAGTGTTGCAGTTGCATTTCTTATCTTGTTAGCAGTTGTTGTTAATGTTGCTGTTGAAGAAAGTGTTGCACTTGAACTTTTTATAATACCACTTGCAGAAACAACGGTATTAAAAGCATCAAGTGATGCTTGACCTTGGCGAAGTCTTTCTGCTGAACCTGTTACTGTTGCTGTGACAGATAGGGTTGGCGGTGTTGCTTCTTTTGTATAACCGCCTGCCGCAGAGAATGATACAGTAGAGGATAGTGTTGCCACACCCTCTACTGTGCCTAATACATAACCCGCATCATTGTAAACGTCAGATACAAATCCTTCGTCTACAAAACCAGATTCTACATATATGTCACTAACATACTCCGCCACTTGGGTTCTCCCCTGTTAGTAGCGTTATGCTAATGAAACAGTCAAATTCCCTGTTGTAATTTGAAAAGTGTCACCTGACTCAATAGTTTTTGAAGTATCCAATGCACCATAAAATAGAACATTGCCTGCTCCTGCTGAGTCTGAAGCACTATCTGTATCCATTACAGCAACATGAGTTACAGTTCCATAGTTGGCAGTTGCCGCTGGAAATGTTACATTGCCTGAGTTAGATACTGAACCATTTGAAATAGTTCCAAATGATACTGTTTGTCTTGTATATGCTGTTCCTGATGTAGAAACTTCATTTGTTAGAATACCTGCTTCAAGGTTTTCTGCTGTGCCACCTGTTGAATCATCTGATGTGAAAAGAGCAACATAAACTGTTGCTGGTGAACTTGTTGATTGAGAATTCGCTTTTAACCAAAAGTCTAAAGTTCTATCCTCTGTATAATTGCTTGCCGCTGACATATTTTTTCTCCTTATAAGGTTTTGTGTTTGTTATAACAAGTGTATTTATAGTAGAATACCTTAACCTAAATACTCTACTTTAATTCGTAGTGTGCCTGATGCTTGTTTGATGCCTGGTCCACTTATAGTGTAACTGGGTCTAATAATGTCTGTGCCTGCGTCATTGTCTACTGTAATTGTTACAGGCGACGGTGACAAAATACTGCCGTTGTATAATTGAAATATATCCTGTTCAACTCCATCAACTGTGTTTCCATCTGACAACCAAACACCAGTCATATTGTTAAAACTTGAATAATTTTGTATAAGTGTAAATTTATAATCACCATAGAAATTATACGAAACTAAATCATGGCCAGCAAAATCTGTAACAATTGAAAACAATCCATCTGGATCACTTACAATAGTGCCATTAGTTTCATTTTCACCACTAAGAAAAATTCTACCAAGTGGTGTTCCTGTTTCGTATATAGATTCAAATTCTACGATTGCGCCTTGTGCCCCACTGGTTCCAAACAGCATTGGATTAACAAAAGGCATTATGAAAAGTCCTGTAAGAATCCACCATACATATTGGTG